TGCATCTTGTGAATTAACACCATAATTTCTAGCTTGTTCTGATGCATCTTCTACGTTGTCAGCATCTATATCTAAGTAGTGAGTTTCAATCACCTCTAGTTTTACTTTATACTTCATTCTTCCCCCTCGGTTAATTCTTTTAATTTATCCTGGTTAAAGATTAATACTTGGTGGATCTTGTTAATCTTTTCCACGCAAGCACAAATCGAGGGTTGGCCCGTGGTGATTTCTTCCTTTAGATCCAGGGCGGTATAACCGAGGTCGGCTAGGTCCTGGAGTATTTCGTTAAGTGTTTTATTCATTATGTTTTTCTCCTTATTAAAATAATGATGGTTGGTTTGCCTTCGCCCCTGGTTTCGTCAGAGGCTCAGAGTTAAAAGATTTTATATCCTGGGGGGTTGCATCCTGTTTGATGCTTTCCGTTGCGTGTGGCTCATGTGAGACGCTAGAAAATAAATCATCTTCCAGGTTGTTGGGATCCTTTTCCCCGTTCTGCTCATAAAACCAGGTTATGGCCTGGTCCATGGTGAAGTTTTCCGGGAAGTGGCAAAAATGCGACCTGTACCCGGTGGGGGTTAGTGGGATCGGGTGATTGTCCAGGGTTTGAACTTCTATATGGTCAAGACCTGCTGAACGAAAATAATCCCAGGTGATAGTAATATCAACGGGTATGCCTCGGTAATTAATACGGGTTGTTTTTTCTTGTTTCATAATACCTTTTTCTTGTGTACCTCAATCTGTGCGATGGTTTTGCCATTAGAATCGTTCAATATCCAAAGCGGACATTTTTTATGAGACATTGGCCAAAAATTAGACTTTGCTTTATCCGGTTGCTCTAACTCGCCAACCAATCCCAGGACATCCCGGGCATAACAGTTATATTTATATTTTGCCTGTTCAAATGTCATGCTTTCACCCTGGTTTCTAATGGTTCATAATCTAAGTCATGCTCAAACATGGTTGTGGTCATTTCTCCGGATTTCCATATAACAATATGTTCCGGGGCAACGCTTGAATGTTCAACATAAATAATAATATCGCCAACTGTTATATAAGCTGAATAATCAGATCTTTTATCAATTTCAATGCTCATTTTTTCACCCTCGCTATAAAACATTCCTCGTGTCCGTCCTGGATCAATCTTTTTTGTCTGTCCAGGCATTGGCCCAGGTTATCGGACCGCATCACAACGACCGGTCCCTGGTTATCATATTCAATTATTACTTCGTACATTATTTCCACCTCTCACACTCTAGGAACTGATCGCAGACATTCCAGGACTCGGAATCTTTAGGAACTAAAACATAAGCCCCGTCAAACCAGTTCATGTACCAATATTCGATCATGTTTATTTCTTTGTCCTGGTCGAAATAAACCCGGAACTCATCAGACGGACCGCCCCAGGATAACTGAAGCCGATAATATCCGGCCTCTCTGCCCTCGCTATCTACATAATCCCAAGATAAGGCGGTTTGGTTTACATAATCAAATAGATCTTCGTACTCGTGGAAATAGTCTCCCCGGTTTTTGTCTATAACTTTCAGGGCAATTCGTTGGCCCTCGGCTGCGTCCTGGTATTCCTCGAAGAACTTCCGGGCCTTTTTATAATCGGCCTCGGTGTTGTTGTACTTGCTTTCCACCAGGTCAGCACATTTTGGATCTTGGTTTGCGTTTATCATTTGGCCACCCCAAGTCTAAGACCATACATATATACATCTAATTTAATAGCTATTTTTTCTGCTGGTTCATCTGATGAGTTAATGACAATTCCTGTAAATCCGTCATGGATTAAGCAATCATCAAAAATTAAGCCGCTTCTTTTCTCAAATATGTCAGCAATTAAATCTAACTTATCGCCCTTGAATCCAGGACTATTATTTGTGTTGGTTAAGTTATTCATTCTTTCTATCTCCTTAAAATGCCCAGGTATTCCCTAGGTTTCTTGATTCTCTCATATGTAATATAAGAATGTCAACTTATTTATAAAAAAGATGATTATCTTCCTCAATACTGCATTAAAATAAACAAAAAATTAAACGGCAGCTAAACCAAAAATGAAAAAACCAGGACGAAAAAAAATCACCCTTGATGATCCGGATACTCTGAACAAAATAGTGGCTCTCGGATCCCAGGGCCTAACATCGGGCCAAATTGCAAGATGTCTTGGTGTCTCCTGGTCAACCATTGATAGACGCAGAAAAGAAAATGCGGAAATTGAGGAAGCTATAAAAAAAGGGGAAGCATTAGGGGTAGAAAAAATCTCCAACGCTCTTATGACTTCCGCACGGGACGGCAATGTCACCGCTCAGATCTTCTATTTAAAGAACCGGGCCCCGGATCAATGGGCCGATCGTCAAGAAGTAAATCATAACTTGGACCTGGCCGGGATCTTATCCAACGCTAACTCCCGCATCCTGGACGTACGCCCGGACGAACCAGGGGAACAACTCAACCTCCAGGACGCACGGGAACGAACGAGCGAACGCACGAACGCCCAGGGCGACCAGGACGACTATATAGACAACTCGGACGGGGCCTCCTCTTAGTGGCTCCCTTTTCTCCCCAATGACGCTTAGAGAATTTGGGCCCCGTCCGTTCGTGCGTGTGTGCGTCTGTGTAATAAATAGAGGATTAACGAATTGAACCCCCCCCTTTCGTGCGTGGGGGGGCGTATATACGTATAACTAATGAACTAAAATTTTTTAATTTTTTTGAAACATGAAATACCCAATTAAACAAGAAAGAGAGTTAATGACAGCCATATGGTCACTTAATATCAAAGATGATCCTCTAAATTTTGTTAAATTCGTCTTTCCATGGGGTGAAAAGGATACCCCCCTCGAACATTTTACTGGTCCAAGAAAGTGGCAAGAAAAAATTTTGCGAGATATTGGCAACCATATAAGAAAAAACGAAACCATTGATTTACCAGAAATGTTTAGAATGGCCATTGCTTCCGGTCGTGGTATTGGTAAGTCTGCTTTAGTGTCCTGGATTATCTTATGGATGCTTTCTACCAGGTTAGGAGCAACCATTATTGTTACCGCTAACACAGAACAACAGCTTAGAACTAGAACATGGGCGGAATTAGGTAAATGGCTAACATTATCTATACATTCACATTGGTTTTCTAAGACCGCTACCGCAATAAAACCAGCACAATGGTTTGAAAAATCGCTAATAGAAGATCTAAAAATTGATACTGGTTACTATTACGCACAAGCACAGCTATGGAGTGAAGAAAACCCGGACGCATTTGCTGGTATTCACTCATCTTACGGAGTTTGTCTAATTATGGACGAAGCATCAGGTATTCCTGCACCCATATATTCCGTATCCGAAGGATTCTTCTCCGAACCCACGAAAAATCGTTACTGGTTTACCTTTTCTAACCCACGCAGGAACTCAGGACCTTTCTACGATTCCTTTCACGCTAAACGCAAGTTCTGGAAAACCGAACAAATAGACTCCCGCACGGTCGAGGGTACGGACAAAGAACTTTTCCAACGCATGATCGAACAATATGGTGAAGATTCTACTGTTTCTAAAGTTGAAGTTATGGGTGAATTTCCATCATCTGATGATGATACTGTTATACCTATGGAACTCGTACGCACGGCCATGGGCAGGGATGTTGCACTAACTGCATCTGAACCTATTTTATGGGGATTAGATGTTGCAAGGTTTGGTGGTGATAATTCTGCACTTTGTATTCGCCAGGGTAATACTGTTTTTGAAATCATTACTTTTCCGTCCATGGATTTAATGCAATTATGCGGAGCGGTTAAAAATAGATATGACGATGCTACTGTGATGGATAGACCACAAGAAATTTTAATTGATGTGATTGGTTTAGGTTCAGGTGTGGTTGATCGTTTGCGTGAGCAAAACCTTCCCGTGCGTGGCATAAATGTTGCCGAAGCACCTAGTACCAAAAAAAATTATTTGAACTTGCGTGCGGAACTATGGTTTGCAGTTAAAGACTGGTTGGCCCAAAGAGATTGTCGTTTACCAGAGGATGATGAATTAGCATCTGAACTTGCATCACCACAATACAAATATACTTCTAGCGGAAAATTAAAAATTGAATCAAAAGATGAAATGCGAAAGCGTGGCATAAAATCTCCCGACAAAGCAGACGCACTTGCATTGACCATGGCAAGTTCGGCCGCAAGTTTTAGTGGAAGCGAGAGTTATTTCGGTTATAATTTCAAAAAACCTTTAAAATCTCGAATCATTCGAGTGGGATAG